TAATTAAGGATCTTAATTTGCAGGGAAAATCCTAATAACCCTCACATGAAGTGAGAGTTAGCGGCAAAACCTGCATGCTATACTGTACATTATTACTTAAAGTAACTATATTTTGCGCTCCAAAGGGCTCAATGTTTTGTGGACACCTGCTCCAATGGAACATAGTTACTTGTGGAATTACATACTTGTAATTCTCACTTCATGTTTATTAATTTGATTGGACACCAAAACCCATGTTTTGGTCCCAATCGGAGATATACCTTTCATAAGGATATACCTCAGGATATTGATTTGTTACAGAGTAGGCTATATCTATTAGCCTAGAACTGTGTTCTTTAAAATGTTCTACTGAATATTGAGCGAGTTCGTAAACACTATCTCTAATATTATCTAATGCCGCACCTTGTTCATCGGTACATTTCCGCACCCAATTGGGTGTTTCCATAATTACCTCCATAGGCATTGGCGCCCGGTAGACTGGGCCATCCTTCCTAAACTTTCGTTTCAAATAAGCGACCTCGCTTAGTTGTCGGAAGGGTTGTTGTTGGTCACTTTTGGTTTCATCTGTATAGATCATACCAAAGCTAGCATAAGCGTTAGTGACAGTTATCTGATTAAATTTGTCTGCTACACTATCACTTAGATTAATAACATTATCGTCACCATAGGATACCATGCTAACATGGTCGTCAAATGGTTTCTCATGGTTACCCATACACCTATAATAAGCAATTCTCATGCTAACACTATTATAAAAAGAATTTAAAATAGTGGTACATGGATTACCCGAGGGTTGGGAATGAGAAAGACTAACAAATCTATTGTTACATAATTGAATACTATTATAAACGTCCAAAAACAACACCTCACGAATAAGAGCGTTCTCTGGACCATCATTATAAAATTTATTTACAACTGACACAAATTTACTCATAATATTGCTATTTAATGTGCCATCAAATGAAGAGAAATCGCCAGCAAACACCTTATCGCCTTTGGTCATAAGCTTCTTCGCCGTGCGAGTCCAATCATAATCGTACACATTAGTACCTACTGATTGTTCATTATCAATTCTGTTTTCCATTATATGTGCTATAAATCCTAAGAAATACTGCCTAAAGGCTATCGTATAATCTTGGGGACCGCTCGCAAAGACTCGTGTCTTGCGAGCTAATACTTTTTCAAGGGGTCTACGTTCATCCTTAAGAGTCGCAGACCACACTGTGGGAGTCCTGATACCTTTGCTGGCATCACTAATTCGAGCTTCCACAGCTTTTCTTACTGTTTCATCATATAGGAATACCTCATCATCACCA